GTGGTAATTATCGTAAGAAAGAAAATTAGAGCCTATATTTTACTGGAAAGCCTAGTGGGATTAGCTATTTTAGTTACTATTACAAGATTAGTAATAAGTGAAATAAATCGTCAACAATCCCATATTGCAAGAAGGCAACATGAGCAAGAAGTATTGATATTAGCTAGAATGGCTGTGCAAACTGATCAAAAAATATTAGAAGCAAATGGTGTTAATATTCGTATTGAAGAAAGTAAAAATAAAATTGTGCTCTTTGAAGATAATAAGGAAATTTTGCACGTATCAAAAGTTAAGGGTTAAAGCATTTACGCTTTTAGAATGTTTGGTATCTAAAACTCACGCTTTTTTGAAAGGAATTTTCCACTCTATTTTAATATATCCTGATTTTACAAAAACCTTATTTATCAGGTTGTTCACTATATTTTTCTGTGTTTCATAATCTAGTTTAGTAATATCTTTTGTAGCTAGCATCTCTTTGAAATGTTTCTTGTTTTTCTCTTGAGTGATAGCGGGATTGTTTAACAACTCATCTTCAAGTATTGTTTTTTGTTTTCTGAGTGATTGAGTTTGTTTTTTTAAGTCATCAAGCTCTATCATATTATTGATGTATAAATCATTGAGACGTTTTAATTTGTTATCAAGCGTTATTATTTGCTTTTTTATATCATCAGAATTAACTGTAGGATGTCTATCAAACATAGCATCTAACTTGTTATAGTTAATCTGCAAACTTCTAATTTCATTTATTACAAATTCTTCAATGTCAGCTTTTTCATAAAAGCCAGACTCACACTTTTTACCATCGTTGTAAATAGTAACCCCCTTTGTGTTTCTCGGAAAACGATTTATGCATTGATATCTCATATTTCTTGTACCATCTTTACGTTTGGATCCTAGTATAATTTGCAATGGTGTTCCACAGTATCCACATTTGGCAATTCCAGATAACATATATTTTGACCTAAATGGTCTAGGATTGTTACTAAACTCAAGAGCTTTTATTTGTCTTTTTTTTATTTCTTCTTGCGTTTTATTGTAATCATCAATATCAATGATTGCTTTATGATTTCCAGGATAAATTTCTTCTCTATATCTGATCATACCAATATAAACAGGATTACTTAATATCCGCCTCAAACCTTGGTAGTTCCAAGGTTTATCGCCTCTATATATTCCATTGTTATTCAGATAATCCCTTAATTTATTAAGTGAGAGCCCCCCGAGATATGCATCAAATATTTTTCTAACAATTATAGACTCTGCTTGATTTACTACTAATTCATCTTTTAATTTATCGTATGTATAACCAAACGAAACTTTACTGAACATCATAGACTTACCAGTTTTTGCCCTACCAATTTTTCCCAATAGCATACGCTCTTTTATTTGCTCTCTCTCAAGCTGTGCAAATACCGATAATATTCCAATCATAGCTTTTCCAAAAGCAGTAGATGTATCAAAACTTTCATTAAGACTCAAAAAAGATATATCATTTTTATCAAAGACTTCCTCAATTAAAAAGAGAGTATCTTTTTGACTGCGACTTAATCTATCAAGTTTATATACTAGTACAGTATCAAACTTTTTTCGTTTTGCATCAGATATGAGTCTTTCCATTGCAGGACGCTCTATGTTACCTCCAGAAAATCCTCCATCTTTATAGATGTCGTAAACAGTCCAATCTTTAATTTTACAATAGCTTTTGAGTTTATCGATTTGTTCATCTATAGAGTACCCTTCTTCAGCTTGCATTGTTGTGCTTACGCGCACATAGATAGCAACTTTATTCATTGTTTTACTCCTCATTTTTTGTTAAAATGAGAATAGTAAAAGAACCTACAATGCAGGTTTATTACTATTCTAATAGTCCTATGCTCTGAGTCGCCAAACTAAGTGAGCATATGGACTTTTTTATTTTTTTGATTAAATTTGTAATATATGGGACAAACTAAGTAATAAGACCGACAAGAGCTAAGATAACTGTTAAGAAAGTAATTAATATCCAAACCTGTAGAGATCGAATGTTATATTTAATTTTATCGTCAATGGTTTTATCTAAAGTATCATTAAAAGATTTAATAGATGTTTCACAAGCAGAGATTTTATGGGCTAGCAAATCATTTTTTGCATCAATTTCACTTTTTGAATAGTATTGAATGTCTTGATACTGCCTCTCAGGCGAATGTGTTTGACTATAAGTTGTTTTAATTTTATCTACACTAGGTTGTAAGGTGATAGTGTGCTTCAATTTTTTTAAACTTGATATAGATATTTCAAACTCTTCCATACATCACTCCTTATTTGCAAAAGTTAGATAAGTATAATAATCATCTAAAGATTTTACTAAATTAGCAGAGTCCATTAAGACACAGTAAATTAATTTATCTTGTGGCTTATCAATTACTAAATTTAAATCGAAATATCCAACAGTCTTACCATATTCATTACTAGCTCCAAAAAGCATGTCTTCTCTTTTTGTATTAATAAAAGTCATTACTTCTGATTTATGTTCAAATTCACTCATCGAATAGATAAGCAGTAAGTAATCATGATCTGGTTTTATATTAAAAAATTCTACTTGTGCATTTAAATTGATAGTAAGGGGAAATTTTTCAGAAAAAATAACAGAATTGATGAATTCATTAGAGTTTGTTGTTCTTATTTTTACCCCACCAATTTTTTCACGATAAAGATTATCTTTCATTTGAATACTAGTCATAAGTTTACCATTTACTTTTCTTTTGATAATTGAAAAATATTAAATAATTTTTCGTTAATGTTATTGTTATCTGCTTTATCACTTGATGTTAGATGTTGTCCGAATTTTGAAATTGCCATCCAACCATTTGATTTTGTGTAAATATCGGTGTCCAATATATTTTGAGAATTCCAGTTTTTATTAAAATTATCTTTTGTAAAATATACAATACTAGCAGTGGTATTGCCATCAAATCCTCTAAAGACAACATCTTTATCAGCAACTATATTTCTATCAAGCAACTGTTTGATAGAAATATTAAAGAACTCAATACCTTTTTTATTACTAAACATTGAGTTGATATCTTTGCTAATGATATATACATTGTTTTCTGTATTATATTCAAATTTATCAAAAATGCCAGCTTTTTTGATATCATTCTCAAATCCAGTTAATACTTTATTTGCTCTTGATGAGCCATCTGAATTTTTAACAACCTTTTCTGTTTTATTGGAGCTTGTTATTTTTTTAGGTTCATTGTCCCTAGTTAGCCAATACATTCCTAAAAATAAAATTCCGAGTATTACCCAAGAAATGATGTAAAATTTTCTTTTCACAATTAATTACCTTTTAAACTTTCTTTGATCATTATAGCAATTCTATTTTTCTCATCTTCTTTCATTGGTGGTTCATTTGGATCTTTAACTGAAAACTCAATAGGAATAAATTTTCCATCAATTTCAATCCATTCCCTACGTCTATTACAATGACAATCTAAATCATGTTCCACAATTTCCATCGGTTTTGGCGCTAACATTTTATACCTCACTATATACTAATTATCTTTTGGTGTAAAACTTGCAACAACTTCACCAATAATTCTAAAATCACTATCTCTATCTATTGGTATATCATCATAATTTTTATTTAAACTATGTAGAAATGCTCCATCATCGTTAATAATTAATTGTTTGATATAAGCGTCACCGTAATACTCAAACACTCCTATATCGCCATCTGATAGCTCTACAGATAACCTAACAAATACATAATCACCAGAATGGTACTCTGGTTCCATGGAATTACCATAGACAGGTATAACAAAATCAGCGTCATAGTCAACAGGCAACTCAATTGTTTCCACCTGTACATCATTTAGATACTGACCTGTACCAGCAGAAGCAGCATGATCATAGTAATTATAAGAAAAATATAGTGTGTTTTCATCTACTGTATTTTGATTATCCAGTAGTTTATTCCCGTAGCTTACCCAATTTTTGTGATTTTCTGAGTGTAATTCTCTGTCTAACTTTAAAACATCGTCAGAAATGATTTTAGATGCTCCTTCATCTATACATATTTGACTATCAGTAAAATAATCAACAGTTACTCCGAAAAAATCAGCTAATATAACAATTGACGATAACCGTGGCTCATCTTTATTATTTTCCCATTTCGAAAGTCTTCCCTTGTTGAAATTAAAGGTGTCAGGATAATTTGTGTTTAGTTTTTTTGCTAACTCATCTAGTGTTAGATGATGTTGTTTTCTCAAATGTTTTATTTTTTGTCCAATCACAAGAAATCACCTCCTTACAAAGTAATATTACCAAAAAAGTTGCCAAGTCGCAACTTTTTTTATAAAAAACAAAAAAAGTTGTTGACAAAGCAACTTTCTGGAGATATAATGAATGCGTAGGTTGCTAAAAGAGCAACAAGAAAGGAGGAAAATATGACAGTGATAGAAAACGCTACAAAACCTTATCTTGGTTTGAAGCTTTTGATGGAGAAGCACGGATACACACAACAAAAAATGGCTGATGAATTATCAATGAATAAAAGTACATTCAATCAAAAGCTTAATAGATCAGGTGGACGAGACTTTTCTTTGGCGGAGGCTAATCTTATTTCACAAAAATTAGGTGAACCTTTAGTAAAATTTTTTTACAGCTAAAGTTGCTAAAAGAGCAACAAAGAGAGAGGAGTACATTAAAAAAGCGCTCAGGGCGGCAACCCATTAGAGCACTTAGCAAAATTATTACTTCAATTATACCACATAATGAAAGAACTTAATAGAACACAACAACTATTAGTGAACAATTGGCAACGGAAATACTATCAGTTAAGTGATGTTTTGATTAGTAGCTTGGTAGGTTTGACAATTGCTGATACTCTTACAATTTTAGCGATTGCGAGAAAGGAAAGTATATGGCTAAAAAACACTACATTGTAACACATGTGATGTCAGATGGATTAGAACTTGATGATATTACAGATTGTGTTATACCGGATGATAGTCCAGTATATGAAATTTTTAGGAAAATTAATCAAGAGAGATTGGAGGCAATGAATAAATAATGTATATCTTTCACAAATCCACATGAAAATTACACAGCAATGAGCAATGTCTTTTTACAAGATACAAATTTGAGCTTAGAGGCAAAAGGTCTACTTGCGACTATACTGACAAATAAATCTGATTGGAGGGTTTATTTAGAGGAGCTAGAAACTAGATCTAAAACAGGTAGGCAGACTCATAGAAAAGCTTACAAAGAGTTAGTAGAGGCTGGTTATATACGAGTAGTAAAGCATAGCAAAGGTCGTGCAAAAGGTGTACAAACATATATATTTGCTCAGGATATACCAATTACTGATTTTCAGTTCAGTATCATGAAAGAGCGACTTAAAAAAGAGTTATACACAAAAGAAGTTAATTCTGTTGATAACTAGTCTTAGTTTTACATTTTGCCGTTTTTACAAAAATGTATTTTACAAAAGTTGAAGATACAAAAGTTGAAGATACAAAAGTTGACAACTAACCACTAATAAATACTAATAATAAACAAATAGGGCTTACGCCACAAAGTTTAAATTATTATCAACCAACAAAAATCTCTACTTATAGAATAAAAAAGAGCAAACAAAAACATTAGTTGATAGGAGGGAGAAAATGACAGATTTAACTTTTCCAGAGTTGCAACAAAAGATGCAACTAAGTAAACAAAAGAAACAGGGTATAAGTTATTCATTTAGAAATATAGAAGATATCACAACAAAATTTAAAGAGCTTGATAGCGGATGGATACTGAAATTTGAAGATTGTGACCCAATCGATATACAAGGTAGACTATTTTATAAATCAGTTGCCATAGCTAGCAAAGGTGATGAAACACATAGATCTCCAGGTTATGCGGAGCTATCAGAAGTACCAGTTATCAATACTAAGAAAGGTACTACTATTCAGCAAATGCAAACACCACAATGGACAGGAGCAATCAGCTCGTACGCTAGGAAATATGCAGTACAAGGCTTATTTGCTATCGGTGAGAAAGATGTTGATGAGTATCCAGTAGAGGAAAACCAGCGACAACCAGCACAAAACAACCAACAAGGGCAAGTACAACAAAACCGGTACATTGACAAAATTCAATATCAAGAAATCATAAAATCCGTTGAAGAATTTGCAACAGTCAAGGGTGCACCATTTGATACAGTCGCAAACTTTGTGATGAGTAAGTATCAAATTCAAGATTTTCACGAAGTACCAGTTGACGGCTATAACGTAGTTATGGAATACCTCAACACACAAATTCAAAAAGCATACAAAAGTCAAGGAGTATAAAATATGACAAAAGATATAACACACAGCAACTTAACGAACATCAAGGTTGATTTCACACCAGCGGTCATTGAGGTTGACCGTGAGGTTATCGAGGAAATGGTAACAGATGCCGTTGCTAAATACTCAAATCAAGAGGTAACCACAGAAACCTATAAAGAAGTTTTTGAGGAACGAACAACATATAACAAGCTCAAAGAGGGGTTAGAGGCAGAGCGTAAGAAAATCAAAAACGCCATCAACCAACCATACAAAGACTTTGAAAAATGGTATAAGGAAAAAGTGTTAACACCACTTGAACAAGTAACAACAGACATGACAGAGGGACTTAATGCGATTGATGAGCATGAGCGGTTGCTACGTGTCGATATTGTCCGTGCAACCTTTGAAAACAAGTGTACAGAGGTAGGTCTTGATAAAGATACCTTTGCCAACAAGTACGATGAGTACAGCCTTAAAAAGCATTTCAAGTCAGGTAAGTTTGAACTCAAGAAAACAACACTTGATGAGTTAGATGCCTTGGTACTTTCTGAATATGATGACATTGAGCAATTTAAGGCAAACAAGCAAGCTATACAAGATCAAGCTCAAGAGTACGGTTTGCCAGCAGATGGCTATATCAGACACCTTGAAGATGGCAAAATTCTTGTTGATGTACTAAAAATCATGAAATCAGACCGTGCTGCAGTTGTTTTACGACAAGAGCAGCAAGAGGCCCAGGCTAAAGCAGAGGTGGAACGTCTTGCAGAAATTGAGCGTATTGCAAAAGAAAATGCTAATGATCAAATCAAGGCGTATGATGCCAATACAGGCGAGATTTTAGAAAGTGGCACAATTACAACACCAATAGTAAACACGATGCAAGAAGGGGGAAAATTTGAGCATAGTGAGCTATTAACGGTTGACTTACGTTTAACATTGCATGGTGGCAAGTATCAATTAGACCAACTCAAAGAATGGCTTGAAGATAACTTTATTAGTTTTGAAACTTTGGAGGGATAACATGAATTTTAACGAACTTATCGAAAATGTAAAAGGATGGTCAACAGCAAAAGAGCTAGACAAAGCTAATCCATTGAAACAGATGCAAAAGCTTAGTGAAGAGTGGGGGGGAGTTAAATGCTGGTAAGGTTAAAACAGACAAAGATAAACTAAATGACAGTATAGGTGATGTCTTGGTTGTTCTAACAATCCTATCCCAACAAATAAAATTTGATAAGATTGAGCAACTAATTGACCCAAGAATAACTGGATTTGGTCACTATATCAAAAATGAGGTGTCAACTGAATTACTTTTACTCTATGGAGCTAAAGAAATTGGGTTGATTGCAAACCGCTTGATTGATTTAACTTACAATCCAGGCGTTATTAACTCAAGGTCGCAAATCCAATTTCATATCCGTAACCTAACAGGGGTATTGCACAAGGTAGCTATCAATGAGGGTACAACTATTGATGTCTGCTTTGAAATTGCATGGAATGAAATCAAAGAGCGACAAGGAAAAATGGTAGATGGTATATTTGTTAAAGCTGCTGACTTGGAGGAATTAAAATGATTGAATTTATAAAAGAGGTAGGAATGGCTTTCTTGTGGCTCATGCTAGGCTATCTAGTCGGTGAGCGTAGTGATAGAAAGGACAAAAAAGATGATTAACAATGTTGTACTGGTTGGAAGATTGACAAAGGATGCTGAACTAAGATACACGCCATCAAATGTGGCTGTTGCTACCTTTACTCTCGCAGTTAATCGCCCATACAAAAACGATGCGGGAGAACGAGAGGCTGATTTTATCAATTGTGTTATCTGGAGACAATCCGCAGAAAACCTTGCTAATTGGGCTAAAAAAGGCTCGTTGATCGGCATTACAGGTACAATTCAAACACGCAACTACGAAAATCAACAAGGGCAGCGCGTGTATGTGACAGAGGTTATTGCTAGTAATTTCCAACTGCTAGAAAGTCGCAGTAGTCAGCAAGATAATCAAGGTGGCAATTTCCAAAATGGAAATAACCAAGGTAATTTTGGAAATCCGGGAGGTTATCAATCACCATTTAGCAACTCAACTCCTATGGACATCAGCGATGATGATTTGCCTTTCCAAGATAGGAGTACTATATGAATAGAGTAAAAGTTGATTTGCAATGTCCGTTTTGTGGATTTTGCAAGGTGCTTAAAACAGGAGCATACCGCAAAGGTATTACTTGCCCATCATGTAAGCAATCAGTTTTTTTGAGTTGGGCAACTGGTGTAGAGGGTTACACAGATGAGCATGGATTTCATTTCCACGCTTATGAACCTTTCAATATAAGAAAAATCAATCAAGAGTTTCAAGATGCTTTTGAGGATGAGCCAAGTAAACCCTGTTTTACCATCAGAAATAAGATGAGAGGGTGATTGTGTGCAGAAAATGATAGTATGGGCGCTGTTTGATAGTGGCAATGGATCATACACTAAAGCTATAAACACGCTCAATAGTTCACGGGGGGCGAAGATTGAAGTATATCCCATAGGAATTGACATAGAAAACAAGAACAAGCACTTTATTCCCCTCAATCTTGCTGATTATTCACGGTTGTTTGGTGATAATAAGCTATTTGGCACACTTGACGAGCTACCCCATCCAGATTTAATCATAGCTAGCCCACCATGTGAAAGTTGGTCAAATGCTAGTGCAATTGCAAATGGTAATGCCTGTTGGAAACAGGAAGATTTATCAGATAGCTTGTTTGAGCCACAAATACCAGCTAGCATATTTACTATTAGGGAGAATAGAGACTACGAGGATGCGTACATCAATTATCAATATGATAAGCAATTTATGAAACGAGTCAATGGTGAACTATGCGCTTTTAACACCATTGAAATCATAAAGAGGTATCAGCCTAAATATTGGATAATTGAAAATCCAGCAACAGGTAGACTGTGGAAGTATATAGAGCAAATTATAGGCTTTCATTTACCCCATAAGAACCCCACTCGATACAATAACTATGATTACCCGTTACAGAAACCTACAAAATTCGCAAGTAATCTTTTTCTCAATCTCAATAATGAGAAAAAGCCAGCTGAGGTTGAATGGTGTAATTTTTCAAGATCATACAATGAGCGATCAAATATACCACAAAAGTTACTTTTAGATATATTTAAGATCGTATTAAACAAATTCGAAAAGGAAACAGAAAATAATGACAAAACTTGAGATTATTATGGCACTTACCGTTTTTATGTCTATTATATGGGCTGGTATTGTTACAATTTATGCATTACAAGCAATCAAAAAGTATAAAGAGAAAGTAGCATATTATCAGCATCCCCAAATACAATGTGAGATAGCACGTAATGTAATTAAAAATAAGTGGTACACAGATGGTGGGGAGGTTTATAGATGAAAGTATTTGATGGTGCTAAAATGCGTGCAATACGTAAAGAATTGAGACTTACACAATATGAACTTTCTCCAATGGTCGGTATCACACAAAATAGAATAAGTGATATCGAAAGAAACGTTACCACACCTACAATTACAGAAATTGATGCATTTTCCGATGCTCTAAAAACTCATGTTTCATTGTTTTTAAACAACGAAAATGAGATTGAGGTTGTCACAAATACTTTTACTAAGAAGAAAAAGGGAGCAGAAAAGATTGATAATTCGTCAGATCAGATGGATCTATTTTCTAGTGAAAAATCACTTGTTGGTAGTGATTTAGAGGGGTATGTCATTATACATACAGAAACCTATGCAAAATTACTTGAGAGCCAAGAAAAATTACATAAGTTGCAAAATTTGTTGAAGTAATGGAGGAATATCATGGAAAAGAAACTAATTGGGCTTGATCTATCTCATATCGCAGAGGGAGGGTTACAAGAAAAGCTGGATAATGAGCTTGAGCAAGTCTTTGATAACATCTTAGACCTCAACACAGAGGCAAAGGCTAAACGTAAAATTACAATCACACTTACGATGTCGTCTAATGAGGAGCGCACAGTAGTTGATACCATTATGGAGGTTAAATCTAAACTTGCTCCACAAAATGGAGTAGCAACTACAATCCTTGTTGGTCGTGATTATGATACAGGACAGGTACACGCTAATGAGTTAAAAAGCACTGTACCTGGTCAAATGTATTTTGACGAAAACGGAGAAATCCTTACCGATATTGGGCAACCAGTAGAGGGAATTGAGCAACAACAAACAAAACAAGATGTAATTGATTTTAACAAAAAGAAAGTAGGGAACTAACATGTCAGAAAATATCGTAGATGCTTTAAGATACGCAGTTGATTTAAATGAATACAGTGAAAAAATTGTAACTGATAAAGATGGGAAAGAATTTTATGACCGTAACAAGCTAACTCTTGTTGAATTAAATCCTAAAAAATATCCAAGAACATTACAATTATCAAGCCTAACAAGTCTTATTGATTACTTGAAATCAGATTTAAACGACTTATCTAAACAAAATCTAATTGTTGTTGTTGAGGATAATAAAACAGTTGTTGTCTATTCTGAGAATGATGAACTTGAAAACAGAGTTGAACTTGTTCGAGTCAGTGCTAGATTGCCTGAAATTACATTTGAGCGTTTCATGTCATCTGAAAAATTCAATATCATGCTGCAAGCATCTTTTATTAACGATGCTGACCGTGACCTTTTAATTAGCTCAGCAAGTTCTTTAAAAATCGATAAAGGTTCTGAAATTATTGACAACGGTGTCAGTCAGATTGCAACTGTCAAATCAGGTGTTGCATCAGTTGCCCAAGCTAAGATGCCAAACCCGGTTAATTTGAGACCTTATCGGACATTTGTCGAGGTTGAGCAACCACTAAGTCAATTTGTCTTTAGAATTGATGAACATGCTAACCTTGGGTTATTTGAGGCAGATGGTCGAAGATGGATTTCAAATGCCGTTCAAAATGTTGCCGAATTTCTAATTGACAACATTGGCAGCCAAGAAAACATCACAGTGCTTTATTAATATTTTGAGATGGCGAGGGGGTTTCCCCTTGCTATCAATTAGAGGATAAATATGAACAATAGACAACAATTTGAAAAAGTAAAAGTTGACTTACAATGCCCATTTTGTGGTCACTGTAAAATAATTAAGCTATTGCCACATCGGAGAGCAGTGACCTGCCCAGCATGTTCTCAAAGAGTATTTTTAAGTTATGCAGGCAGATATAAAGGTGAATTAGATCAGCATGGTAATTATTTTCATGCCTGGGAACCTTTGAACCTGAAAAGAATAAACAATGATTTCAAAGAGGTATTCAAATAATGTGTTGGGAAGTAATCATTCATAATTTAAGAAGTAAAAAGACAGGTTTTAAAGTCCCTGATGTCCACAGATTTCCAACTAAATCAGAGGCAGAAAAGTTTAGAAAACAGTTTATTTCTAAGCCTGGTTATCAAACTGAAATCTGTAAAGTCACGAAATTGAAAGGAAGTTAAATGAAATTAATGGTTATAAGCGCGTGCTTGATACTAGCGTTTTTAATTCTGTTTGTAAGTTTATCAACGTTCAAGCAGACAAAGTCAGACAAAGTAGTTTGGTTTGTATTTGATACATATGCAATAGGACTTTTATATGTCGCAATTAAAATAATTTTTGGAGTATAGGATGAAAAGTAAATTTAAAAAAATAATAAATATATTTAAGCATATCGGAAATTTGTGGATTTTGTTAAGTATTTCAGTTTTGCCTGCATTTACTTATGTTAAAGTGCATGAAGTTTATGAGAGGATTGACGCTATCGAACATAAGGTTCAAAAAACTACAATCAATTATCAAACTGACTCGGTTGGTGGAGTCGGTTATGTATCGGTTAAAAATGACAATGTTATCACAGTACCAGGTTATGGACAATTTTTACTAAATGACTCAGAGGCAGCAATCATCCAAGTTGGTGATAAAGTGCCAACTTACATTTTGAAAAGGGGTAACTAATGAGACCAAGTAGATATCCATATAGCAAGCCTCAATGGGAAAAACGAGTAGAAAGCGTGTATTCTTGGTCATCCGATGAACCTATCGCAAAAATTGTTACATACAAGAATAAAATTACAAACGAGGTAAAAGATGAATATTGAAGAAGCAAAACTAGGTCAAACTGTTTATGTAAAAGGCATCATAACTGATATTGATAAAGATGAAATATTTGATTTAGAAATACATACGCCTGAAAATGATTTTTTTGTAAATAGCGAAGATGTATTTTTAAACCTCGACCAACCAAAACCAGTAGTTAAGCAATTTATGGCTGATTGGTATGAGGAAAATAAATATGATTTTTATCTAAATTTACATAAATTAGCTTGGGAATTAATTGAGAATTTAGATGAAGATTGCTTTGTACTTGAAAAAGCAATAGATAGCGATTTTAAACGTTGGTATTACAGAAATAAAACTGCTATCAAAACACTCATCAACATGCACCAGTTAGGTTATACAGTCGAAAAAGAGAAGTTATATACTGTGGAGATACCAAATCCTAACAGAAATTCAAAAGGGTGTGCTAAATTTAGACTCGAAAAATTAGGAGATAAGGTCTACTTAGTAAAGAGAAAATCAAAAGATGTTTATCAAAATAAAGATAGTCAAAAACTCACCGAAGTAGAAATCCGCAAAGATTTTGACTGGGCTTGGCAACAAGGATTTATGAAAGAGGTAACTGATGTTGACATCTGATATTGATCCTTTTGATGAACCACATCAAAGGAAAGTCTCAACATTGGAAGATATCTATCAAAAATATATTGATGGTGGATATATCTATCCAAGGTATGACAAAGCATCGAATAGAGCGAAACTTGACACTAGTTTTAGCGATATTTTCATTGATTGCAAAAGACTTGGATTGAGTTTTGATGATTTCAAGAAATTATTGCAACCAGTACAGATGACAATATTTGATTTTATTTAGGAGGTAGCAAATGAAATTTGAGTTTTTGTTGCCGAGGAATACAAAAAATGTTGATTTGAACTTGGTCATCAATAGTAATGACAGGTTTCACTTTCACAAAAAGGCGAGGATGACATCGCAGTTAAAATCATTGGCACATTATGAGGCAATAACATTTAACGGCATACCGTTCAGTGAGAAAAAGCCTTGTCACGTACATGTTACAGTTTATAGTCCGACAAAATCTAAGTTAGATCCACCAAATCTTTATCCAACTGTAAAAGCATTGATTGATGGATTAACAGTTGCTGGAATTTGGAAAGACGACAATTACAAAATCATACAGTTGATGACTTTTAAATATGGTGGATTAAGCCATAAAAAAGGCCATTACAAAATAGTATTAGATATCGAGGAAGTGAAATGATACAAAAATTTAGAGCCTGGTCACCTAAGTTTGAAAAAATGTATAGTGTTACTCTTATTGATTTTATCAATGGAGATGTCGGATTAAAGGACAAAAATGGTGGAGTCGCTATGTCAAATTTAGACTCTTTATCCATCATGCAATCGACTGGACTATTTGATAAAAATGGTATGGAGATTTTTGAAGGTGATTTAATCCAATGGTTTTATGGAGAAAGTGAGATATTAGAACAGAAAGGTGTTGTCGATGTTGTGTGGAAAAACGGAGCATTTAGACCATTTGATGAGGCTGATGGTACTTTATATGACCTTTTAGAAATGTGTAAACATGACTGGTATGAGGTTGTCGGAAATATTCACAATAATCCTGAATTGTTAGGGAGGTAAGAATTGAGTTTAAACAAAACTAGAAAACGGTCAATCGCAAAATCTAAGCGTGATTTAGAAAGACATAAGCGAAAGAAAATAGATAATGTGATCAAACAAATTTCGAAATCAATAGGTGTTTCAATTGAGATAACAAAAAAATCTTTTATGTCGTTAATCGAGGCTTTCTATGACAAAAAATAAACTAGACAATTTTTCGATAACTTATCGCAAAGAAATTGTTTGGTTGAGATGGTATTTTTTGCGAGATAAGAAACGACCCGGAATGACAATGCTAGAAAGCAAGATAGACGATTGCATAACTTATAAAGATTACAGGACATATCGAAAGTTTAAAACAATCAGCAAGATTATTGCTGAGATGATTGAAAAGACTGATGACAAAATGGTCAAAGCACTCAAAGAGGTATATGTTTACAGGAATATATCTGTTATTGGAGCAGCTCAATCAATTTTATTTCTCAGTCAGACTCAAGCGTATGTCCACATAAGAGGATGGTTTGAAGAATTCGAAAACTGTCTGTTTGATAAAGTTGAAGATATTTTTTGAACTTTTCATGTTATTTATTATATAGAAAGCTGAGATTAAGTAATGAACGTAGTAATTTATTTTAAAAATGGTAACACTGCATATTTTAATGATGTTGAAGATTATGAAACTGATTTTGAAAATATTGCATTTTCATATTTTGGGAAATCATCTCAAGAAAGAAAAAGGGCTTGTTTTTATAAAGATAGTATAGCTGGTATAGCAAAAACAAAGGTTGAAGATTTGGGTGATACTAATGAATAAACGACAAAAAAAGAAACAGGTCATGAGAAGTTTTTCGAAAGCTTATGATGCATCATTAGAGACTAAATACAAAGGTGGCATATTTTATGCGACAGTAAGAAACAATCTGAATGGCGCTTTACATCAAGTTATTGGCATTACAAAAGAAATAACTATTTCAGGTGAACGGTATTCGAATATTATTAAAGAATGTAATATTGATGGGTACTGTATCGACATAAAAACTGTTAAACAATAACAAACTGTAATTTTGCCCTAATTTAAAGAATAAAATTAAATCGCAAGGTTAATCTTGTGATTTTTTTGATAAATTTGGAGGGAATATGAATAAGCTTGTTATTGAATATGTTGATATTGATAGCATTAAACCGTATCAGAAAAATGCACGTTTAAATGATGGTGATGCAGTTGAAAAGGTTGCAGCATCCATTAAAGAATTTGGGTTTCAACAACCGATACTTGTTGATGAAAATAATGTCATTATTACAGGCCACACGCGCCTCAAAGCAGCTAAATCACTAGGCATTGATAAAATCCCTATCTCACATGCAATCGGCCTCACAGACGAGCAGATAAAGGCATATCGACTTGCTGATAATCGGGTTGCTGAGTTCTCTATGTGGGACTTTGATTTACTTGAGTCAGAAATTGAAGAATTGACAACAATTGATATGTCAAAATTTGGATTTGATTTGAGTATTGATGATCTTGCAATTGATGCAAATTATATTGAAATTGAAGAAGATGAAGAAATCACTGATAAAAAAGAACATCACAGAGATTTGACAATTAATCAATACAATCTATTTGATTATGATGAAGACAGAACAAGTGGCAAATATAACATGCCAACATTATCAAAAATAGATCATATCCCACCTGACTTACAAGGTTTTAACTATGTCCTGAATAATCCGAATTTTTCAAATGGTGTTCATTTCTTTTTAGACGATTATCAATTTGAAAGGATATGGCAAAAACCTGATTTTTACATTGAAAAACTAATTGATTTTGATTGTGTATTAACACCTGATTTTAGTCTTTATTTGGATATGCCAATGGCCATGCAGATTTGGAATATTTATAGGTCAAGGTTAATTGGTCAAATGATGCAAGATTTAGGATTGAGCGTTATCCCAACTGTGTCCTGGTCGACGCCTGAAAGCTTTGATTTTTGCTTTGATGGCTTACCAACAAATGGAACATTAGCAATCAGCACAATTGGTATAAAGAGAAATGATGATCAATATAATATTTGGAAAAATGGTGTTGATGAAATGATAAAACGATTATCACCGAAAAATATTTTAGTCTATGGTGGGAAAGTGGATTATAACTATAAAAATATTAACGTTGTTTATTACAATAATTATGTTACAGAAAGGATGGAATATGGGAGGTAGAGGAGCATCGTCAGGTATAAGTGAAAAAAGAAAAAAATATGGAACTGAATATCACTCGCTTTTTACATCAGGAAACATGAAATTTATCGTTCAGAATGAAGATAGTTCACAAACTGCACCAATGGAAACAATGACAAAAGGTAGAGTCTATGCTTTAATTGATAAGAATAAAAACATTCCTAAAAACATTACATTTTTTGATAAGAGTAATAAGAGGAGTAAACAAATTGACCTTGATCATGAACACAAAAAATTACAACCACATGTTCATCATGGTTATGAACACTCAGAGTTTGAAAACAGTAAGTTAGGTGCAAGTAAATTAACTAAAAAAGAACTTAAATTGGTTGAAAGGGTTAATAATGAGTGGTATAATTACATTAAGAAACGCAGGGAGTAGTATATAGGGATTACGCCTTGATGGAGGAGATTCCGGTTCGAATCCGGGCTACTGCGTCAATCTTATTCCACCTTAATTGGTGGCTTTTTTATTTTGTCTTTAAATATGCGTAATTCCACCCCTTGAACCAAATATAAAATGAAACCATAAGTATAAACTTGTGGTTTTTTGTGTTCGAAAGGAGGTCAGAATTTGCCAAGAGACGGAACTAAGAATTTAAAACCAATGAACCAGCGAACGAAAGAAGAACAAAAAAAGATTGCAACTAAAGCAGGTAAAGCATCAGGCGTTGCAAGACGAAAAAAAGCTGACCTCAAAAAGGCAATGGAGTTGTTATTAAGTCTCGATGTCCAAGACAAAAAACTTAAAAAAACTCTTGAAGATATGGGCATGGATGGCAGTAATCAATCACTGCTAGCATTTGCAACATTTCAGCAAGCGGTTAAGGGAAATCAAAAAGCGACAGAGAACATCCTCAAGCTTACAAATACAAAAGACCAGTATGATATCCAAGAGCAAAAAGAACGCATCAGATCACTCAAATTGGATAATAAAGAGCGTGAGGAAGTCAACAAGATTGATAGTGAGTCAATAACTCTTGTTGATAGTTGGGAGGCTGATGATGCAAATAGTTAATATCCAAAAGAATATTAACCCTCACTTTAAAAGTGTTTGGTTATCTAAAAAGCCTAACAACATCTTGCGAGGTGGTCGGAACTCTTTCAAATCGTCTGTTATCACTCTAAAACTAATTTACATGATGATTAAGTACATCATTAGAGGTGAGAGAGCTAACATAGTTGTCATTCGTAAGGTTGCTAACACATTAAGGGATAGTGTTTATAATCAAATACAATGGGGATTAAGGTTGTTTTGTATTATTGGCATGTTCAAAATGACAGTTAGTCCATTCAAGATAACTCATATCAAGACAGGATCAACATTTTATTTTTATGGATTAGATGATTTCCAAAAACTGAAATCAAATAACATTGGTGATCTTATTGCGGTATGGTATGAGGAGGCTGCTGAGTTTTCAAGTTATGAAGAATTTGACCAAACTAATATCACATTTATGCGTCAAAAGCATCCAAAAGCTGACTTTGTTCAATTCTTTTGGTCATATAATCCACCTCGTAATCCTTACAATTGGATAAATGAGTGGTTTGAACAATGCAAGCAACATCCTGATTATCTATGTCACTCTAGCACTTATCTTGATGATGAGTTGGGATTTGTTACACCGCAAATGTTAGCCGACATTGAACGTATTAAAGAGAATGATTATGACTATTACAGATATGTCTATCTTGGTGAGGCAGTCGGGTTAGGTAACAATGTATATAACATGAGTACCTTTCACGCGCTGGATGCATTGCCATCTGATGATAAGCTTATTGGCATATCTTATGCACTCGATGGTGGACATCAGCAATCAGCAACCGCGGTCTGTGCATTTGGTATCACGGCCAAAGGTAAAGTTATCTTGCTAGACACATGGTATTATTCACCAGCTGGCCAAGTGGTTAAGAAAGCACCAAGTCAGTTGACTCAAGAGATTAATGCATTTATGCAGGGCATAACAGATAAGTACAAGGTGCAGACTTTACAATACACTATCGATAGTGCAGAGGGTGCTTTGCGAAATCAATTTTATTTGGACTTTGCTATCAGATGGCATCCGGTGGCCAAGCTTAGAAAAGTAACCATGATTGACAATGCACAGTCGTTACTTGCTCAAGGTAGATTTTACTATCTTGATACAGAAAACAATAAAGTATTTATTTCAGAGCATCGAATGTACAGGTGGGATGAAAAGACAATACACTCAGACAATCCAAACGTTATCAAAGAAGATGATCATACATGCGATGTCTTTCAATATTTTGTTTTGGATAACTCAAGACTTTTGGGTCTTAGGGTTGGGAATAGTTAGGAGGACATAAGATGAGCCTTATAGATAAAGTTAAGAGCTTTTTTACTCGAGGGAGGTATAACATGGAAACATCACATTTAAACACAATCTTGGAACATCCAAAGGTTGCAATTACAAGTGAGGAGTACAACAGAATAGAACACAATCTAAAGTATTATCAGAGTAATTTTGATGATGTTGTTTATTTTAATTCTGATGGTGATAGACAAAAGAGGAAGTTTAACCATTTACCGATAGCAAGAACAAGTGCCAAGAAGATTGCTAGCCTTGTTTACAATGAGCAAGCAGAGATAACAAGTGATAATGAGCAGGCAGATGAGTTTATCAATGACATGCTGAAAAACGATCGTTTCAACAAAAACTTTGAGCGATACCTAGAAAGTGGTCTTGCACTAGGTGGATTAGCAATGCGCCCATATTTAGATGGTGATAAAATCAGAGTGGCTTTTGTACAGGCACCAGTATTTTTGCCATTGCAGTCAAACACTCAAGATATTTCAAGTGCTGTTATTCTCACTCAGACAATTAAGTCAGAGGGTAAGAAAAATGTTTATTACACGCTTGTTGAATTTCACGAGTGGGTAACAGTCAATGACGAAGAAGTCGGCTCAACTATTGACCGCAAGATCTATCGCATCACTAATGAGCTATACAAATCAACAGTTAGTGGTCAGTTAGGCGACAGAGTGCAACTCACAGAGTTATATCCTGATTTAGAGCCGGTGATTAGATTAAAAGACTTGTCACGGCCACTGTTTACCTATTTCAAAACACCAGGGATGAACAACAAAGATATCAACAGTCCGCTTGGGCTATCTATCTTTGATAACGCAAAGACAACTATTGACTTTATTAATCGTTCATATGATGAGTTCATGTGGGAGGTTAGAATGGGGCAAAGGCGCGTGATTGTTCCTGAGCAATTGACACAAGTAAAATACCAAACAGAGGATGGAACAATCAAGTTTAAGCGCAGGTTCGATGTTGAGCAAAATGTCTATACTCAAATTGGTGGGACAAATATGGATAGCGGTGGTATTGTTGACTTAACAACACCAATCCGTTCACAGGATTATATTGCAGCTATCTCAGAGGGTCTCAAGCTATTTGAAATGCAGATAGGTGTTTCGTCAGGTATGTTTACTTTTGATGGGCAATCAGTTAAGACTGCAACTGAGATTGTCTCAGAAAACTCAGATACTTATCAAATGCGCAATAGTATTGTCAGCTTAGTTGAGCAAACAATCAAAGAACTTTGCGTCTCTATCTGTGAGTTAGGTGCATTTTATGAATTATATAAGGGTGAAATACCAGACCTTGACGACATTTCTGTAAACCTCGATGATGGTGTATTTACTGACCGACATGCTGAATTAGACTACTGGATGAAGATGGTTGCAGCAGGATTTGCGACAACCAAGAAAGCAATTGCCAAAGTTCAGAATATTACTGATGATGAGGCGGAGAAAGAACTTGCTGAAATTAATGGCGAGTTACCACCTGAGAATGATGCTGAGTTAGCATTATATGGACAACAAAATAATCAGAAAGGAAAAGAAATAAAAGATGAAAAAGTACAGAAAGAAAGCGATTGATTATTGAGCAGAAAATAGCTGAAACATTATTAAATCAGCTATTTTTTCGCTTAATTTTCGCTTGAAGAATTTACTCGGAAAATAAATGAGGTTGATTAATGACTGAAAGAAAAAATAAAAAGCCGACATTAAACGATCAGCATTTTTCAGATGAGATGAAAAAGGTGTCTGACATCTATGCACAGATGCAGATTGAGTTATTTGATAACATGATACGAAGATTAAAAATCAGAGGTGAACAGGACTTGATTGATAATCCTTGGGTATGGCAACTTGAAAAGCTCAATGATATGCACATGCTGAATGAGGAGAACCTTGACATCATTGCTAAGCGCACAGGCATAGCTAAGCAAGTGCTACGAGATGTCATAGAGAATGAGGGATTAAAAGTCTTTGAGGACACTCATGAGCAACTTAAAGAGGATTTAGCTAATGCTAACCGGCCTTATCAATCAAATGATGAGATGATTAGGAACATCGTTACTGAGAGTCTAGGTGCTTATGTTAACCAGGCATGGGATGAACTCAATCTTATTAACTCAACACTTCCAAAAAGCATTCAAAAAGTCTATAAGAATATTGTTGAGCAATCTGTTGCCGAGGTTGTCTCAGGTAACAAGACCGCTGATAAGGCACTGCATGACACAATCAGAAAATGGCAGGATAAGAATTTCACCGGCTTTACTGATGCAGGTGGTAGAGAGTGGAGAGCTGATAGCTATGCCAGGGTAATCATTAAATCCATAACTTATCGAGTGTTTAATGAGATGAGGACAAGAGCTGCTGAGGACATCGGAATTGATACTTATTATTACTCAATGAAATCTACTGCTAGAGCAATGTGTGCCCCATTACAACACAGGATAGTCACAAAGAGCTTAGCCAGATATGAGAATGGCATTCATATCTTATCACTTTTAGATTACGGATATGGTACTGCTGGTGGATGTCTTGGCGCTCACTGTGGTCATTACCTGACACCATTTATTGTTGGGGTAAATGATTTACCTGACTTGCCTGATCATCTAAAAGACCTGACACCTGAGCAAGCTGAGGAAAACGCAAAGGTTGAGGCTAAGCAAAGAGCAATTGAGCGTAACATCAGACGTCACAAAGAGAGATTACACTATGCAACAACTATGAATGATGCTGATTTAATCCAATTAGAGCGTTTGAATGTAAGAAAATATCAACAGAAAGCTAAGGCGCTTGTTGATAACTATGATTTTCTGCACAGAGATTACCAGAGAGAAAAGATATACACATAGTCACCTATATGGTGGCTTTTTTTGATGTCTAAAACCGTAAAAATGACCCTTGGATTACAAGTATTCTAGGAATGTAAATTAAATCATAACTGATGGTGGGTGTTGACCACCTAAAAAAGAACTAGGAGGTATGACATGTCATTTACAACACAGGCTTTACTTGATTTAGGGTTAACTGATGAGCAAGCAAAAGAAGTATTTGCTTTGCGAGGTGCTGAGATTAAAGATAATCAAAGCGCACTTGATACATTAACTGCTGAACGGGATAGCCTAAAAACACAGTTGGAACATAATCAAGCAGAAATGAAGAAGTTACAAGACGATGTTGAACTTAGCAAAGACTCAAAAGATGCACTTGCTAAATTACAGTCAGAGTTTGATGATTTCAAAAAAACTGCTGATGAAACGTTGCAACAAACAATCAAGACAGATGCAATTAAGCTTGCAATTAAAGATACAAATGCACTTGATACAGATTTGATGATGAAATTGATTGATGTTGACACTGTTGAATTAGATGACAATGGCAAACCTCAATTAGAAACAATTATCAATGAGTTGCAAGGAAGCAAACCATTTTTATTTGCACCAGCTCAAGAACCATCTGAACAAGGTAATAGCAAACCAACTATCTTTAACAATGGCAACCCACCAGCAAACCCTGCTAAGACAGAGGTTGACCCGTTTGAGGCGGTTGTTAATAGCTATTTATAGGATAAGAAAGGAGATTAGTTAAATGGCAACTAATCAAGATCAAGCAGCACGTATTTATGTGCCACAATATCGCAATATCCTTAGCACAGTATTTAATGCTAAGGCAGCATTCCGAGGTGCATTAGCACCATTGCAAACCCTCGATGGCATCCAAAACAACGCCAAAGCATTCTCAGTTAAAACTAATGCTACACCAGTTGTAATTGGTGATGATTATCTAACAGGTGCCAATGATGGTGGGTTTGGTAATGCAACAGGTAAAAAATCACGTTTTGGTGATCTTACTGAGGTTATCTATCAAGATACAGATGTTAACTATGACTATGAATTAACAATTCATGAGGGTATTGACCGTTACACAGTTAACAATGACCTAAATGCAGCACTTGCTGACCGTTTCAACTTACAATCTATTGCTCAAACTCGCAAAGTTAATGTTCGCACAGGTAAGTTTTTATCTGAAAATGCTGGTCATACTGAGACACTTGCAGATTTCACAGAGACAAATGTTAAAGCTTTATTTAATAAGATTGACACTTATTACACTGACTTAGAAGTCGATGCTCAAGTCACTGTTTATCTCAAATCTGAACTTTACAATGCAATTGTTGATATGGCATCTAATACATCGGCTAAAGGTTCAAGTGTATCTCTTGATACAAATGGATTGCTTAAATATAAAGATTTCATTCTTGAAAAGACTGCATCTAAATATTTCCAAACTGGTGATCTTGCTATTTTCTCACCTAATGGAATTGTTATTCCGTTTATTGGTATCTCTACTGCACGCACAATTGAAACAGAGGATTTTGACGGTGTTAAATTGCAAGCTGCTGCCAAAGGTGGAACATATGCACTTGATGATAACAAAAAAGCTATTGTCAAAGTTACTTCAACAGAAATGTAAGAGGTGAAAAATGCGTTATAAATCTTTAAAAAATATTCATTTCAAGAAATTGGGTAAAGAAGTTCTTGAAAATGGAATTATTGAATTGGATAAAGATTTTGCGGATAAAGTGAATAAAGAACTAAAGTTAACATTCATGGATGTCCCTAAAGTCCTTATCCCTGTTGATAATGACGTAGAAACTGAGGTTGAGACTGAAACTGAAGAAAAACCGAAACGTAAATCTCGTAAGTCTAAAGCAGAAACAGCAGATAAAGCTGCTGAATAATAGGGTGTGTGACACCCTTAATTTTAACAATGGAGGGACACATGACTTATTTAACTGCTGCTGAATTTAAAGCACTTGGTTTTGAACAGGTTAATGACTTTGATGCGCTTGAGAAAAGAGCAGAAATAGCTATTGATTTGTATACTCAGGGATTTTATTCATACATCAATTTTGAGACTGAAATTGAGCATCGAAAAGATGCGGTTAAGTTAGCGACTGCATACCAAGTGGCTTACTTAGATGCTAGTGGAGTGATGACTGCTGATGATAAGCAAGCTATGGCAAGTTTATCTATCGGCAGAACCTCCATTAGTTATAAGAACTCACAGAATTCAAATGCTGGCCAACGATTTAACCTTTGTTTAGATGCTGAGAACTTGCTTAATTCAGCTGGATTTAGTTTAACTGCGAGGGTTGACTATGATAGATAAGAGATTATTGACAGATAGCATCACAGTATCAAAAAAAGGCACTGTGAATGACTTTGGGGATATCACTTATCTTGAGTCAATTGTTTTGTCAGATGTCAGATTTGACAGAAATATTGGCACAGTCGGAACCAATAACCAAAAGCAAAGACAAAAGCCAAGTGTCATTTATGTTTATCCACAATTCACAAAAGTGATTGTTGATGATAGCTGGATTGATGCCAAGGTAAGTGATGGAGACAGAGATTATATTGTGAAAGGATATCAACCTAATTACTTAAATGGAAAGCTATTTAGCTATGAAATAGAGGTGATTTAATGTCTCAAGGAATATCTGTCAAGGTTGATGTCGACTTAGCAGGTGCAACTCGAAAGGTATCGCCTGCATCAGTGGCTAGGGGCAGAGTTGCCATGGCTAGTCAAATGATGATGGACATGGATAGATACATCCCGTTGAGGAGTGGAGGAGGTGCGCTGAGAGCATCTGCATCTATGGGTGGCTCTGGTAAAACTATCAGTTATAACACTGTCTATGCTAGAGCGCAATTCTATGGAACTAATGGCATTGTTACTTTTAGTAAGTACACAACACCTGGAACTGGTAAAGATTGGCTAAAACCTGCCAAAGAGGCAAATCTAGAGTCTTGGAAACAGAAAGCACTGAAAGAAATGGGGTTTTAAATGCAAAATAACAAAAACTTTCAAAAGGTGCTATTAGATCATATCAATGCAATTCCTGATTTAGGATTGCATGCACGGTTAGATTACTTCAAAGATGATGTCGATGATTTAGTGCTTAACTCAATACCTGGTGGGACTATTGATAAAGAGTATTTTGATGGAACTAGGGAAGTGTCATTGCCATTTGAGATTGCTGTTAAAAGTAAATCAAATCAATTCGCTAGCGATATCATTTGGCTCATCAATGGTGATTTATCAGAGTTTGACATTGAATTGCCAAGCACTGACCAATCATATAACTTTATGTCTTTGGAAGTAGGAAAACCAGGGATTAACGGACAAGATGAACAAAAGTTCTTTGTCTATACTTTGCAGCTTAAAGCAAAGATTGAAATAGGAGGAAATTAATAATGGTACGTTTAAAAAATGCAAAACGAGTGCATGAAATTGGAGCATTTGATCCATCGCAACCTGATAAAGAGCCAACAGAGTGGTTGAAACTAGCGAAATACATCGAAACTATTGATGATGAAACCGATGAAGACACTGATGACACTGGTTACTATGATGGTGATGGAACACCTGAGGAAACAGTATTGTCTGTCACAGGTGGTTACTCATTTGAGGGTATCTATGATGCTGAGGATAAGGCTCAGGCACTTATTGCAGGTATGAAATATAAATCAGGTGATGCACGTCGTGTTTGGCATCGTGTAACGTCATCTGATGGCAAAAAACGTCATACACAAGTTGCTAATGCGTCAGGTATCAAGGCTGGTGCAGGAGATGCTACAGAGTATGAACAATTTGCTTGTACTCTTAAATGGATCAAAGAGCCTAAAGAAACGGCTGTCTCAGAACTTTAAGAAACATCTTAATAATTACTAGGAGAAACAAATGTCAAATATGATTAATTTAAATTTAGATAATAACACCATTCCAGTAAACTTCGGAACATTTACATTGGATTACAAGCCAACTGATGCCAAAGAAAAAGAGGTGGTGGAAAAATCAATTGAGCTAAAAGCAAAGGCTAAAAAGCTTGATGAACTTGAAAAGGAAGTTGAAAAAGATGAGTCACTAGAATTTGAACTTCGTGCAGGTATCAAAGAAATTTTAGATGATGCTTTTAAAACATTATTTGATGATGCTGATGCACCTCAAAAAATCTACGATGCATGCGGATCTAACACATGGTCTTATCTGAAAGTGTTTTTACAAATCGGTGATAATCTCATCGAAATCAAAGAGGAAAAGGCAAATGACGAAACTTTCAAGAAGTATCTTGCTAAATAACCATGTTTGATATTTCCAAGGAAGTTGATGACAAGCTGATACTTAACGAAAAAGAGTATCAGCTTTTTCTTTCTTTTGACAATGTTTTAAAGGTTTTTGATATGTGGTCGGATGATATCAATGCGCTTATAAAACCTCAAATCGCTTTATGTATGTTAACTCAAACAGATGATTTTAAATCAATGGGGGCAGAAGAAGCAATGGATCTATATGAGCAAATTTTTGAGGATCACATCAAAATTGTAAAACCGTCTGATCAAGTTGATAGATATGACATCGAGGGAAATATCTTACCTAAAAAACCTAAAAAAACAGATGATGAAGAAGAAAGTCCAGTTTTATCAATCAAATATGATGGTGAGTTTATATTTTCGTCATTTATGCAAGCTTACAAGATTGATTTGATAGAAGAACAGGGCAAACTGCATTGGAAGAAATTTAATGCATTGTTATCAGGCTTACCAGATGGAACAAAAATGATTGAAGTTATCAAAATTAGATCATGGAAACCAACAAAAGGTGAGTCTCAGAAAGAGAAAAGCAAAATGAGGGAACTGCAGGAAGAATATGCACTACCTCAAAACTAGATAGAGAGGAGGTAGATTATGGCAGATGGTAAATTAACCATCCAAGTTGATTTAGACGGATCAAGAGCTCAACAAGGAGTTGGTAGGCTAAAAGGACTTTTACAATCACTTGGCAGTGCTTCATCGTCAAGTTTTGGATCAGGCAGAAGATCAGCTTTGGGTTTTGGTGCAGCTATGGGAGTTGCAACTGCACTAGTCCAAAAAGGGATTGGATTAGTAAATTCATCCATTGGTGGGGCTGTTAGTCGTGTTGATACTATGAACAAATTCCCAAAAATGATGGAGTCATGGGGATATTCTACTAAGCAATCTAAGTCTGCAATTGATGCATTAGCAAAAGGGATTGATGGACTGCCTACTGCATTGGATGAAGTTGTTGGGACAACTCAACAATTGACTCTTATGAATGGTGATTTAAGTAAATCAACAAAACTTGCACTTGCATTAAACGATGCTTTTTTAGCATCAGGATCATCAGCAGGTGACGCATCTCGTGGATTGACTCAATTTACTCAAATGATGTCAAGTGGCAAAGTAGATATGCAATCTTGGAAAAGCCTGATGGAGACGATGCCGGTCGGATTGCAGAAAACTGCTGAGGCATTTGGTTTTGCAGGTGCATCAGCTAAGCAAGACTTATACAAGGCATTACAGGATGGAACTATCACATTTGACCAATTCTCAGATAAGCTCATTGAGCTTGATGGTGGCTTAAATGGATTTGCTGAGTTGGCACGTAAAAACTCAGATGGTATCAGAACAAGTTTCAAAAATGTTGGAACTGCCGTAACTAAAGGTTTGGCAAACATGATCATGGAATTTGATAAAGCTGCTAAATCAAAAGGACTAGGTGGTATAGCTGATAACATCAACAAGCTAAAAGGTGTTGTAAATTCAGCATTCACTGGAATGACACCTTATATTAGTGGTTTTGTAAACATTATTGCTGATGGAGTTGATAAAGTTAAGCAGTTTTATTCTATTTTTGAGGGTACAGGAGCAGTATCAGCTATTCAATCAGCATTTAGTGCAGTTGGAAATGCTATTGGCCATGTATTCACTTCGTTAATTGTTAACAAAGGCACAATTACTGATTTTGCAACAACTATTGGTGATGCTTTTGTTCAAATCGCTGGAAAAATTGAAGATGTCGCAAATTGGATATCTAAATTAGATCCATCAACCATAAAACAAGTTGTCAGCGCTGTCCTTGGAGCTGTTGCAGCATTTAAAGGCTTGAAAACAGGTGCAAGTATTATCCGATCAATTAGTACCGCATTAGGAGCTCTGTCTGCTCATCCGCTTGTTGCATTAGGTATTGCTATTGGAGCTTTGATTGGCTGGTTTATCCATGCTTATACAACCAGTGAGACGTTTAGAAATAAAGTTAATGCAGTTGTATCAACAATCGGAAATGTCGCAAAAGCAGTAGGAAATTTCCTAAAAGGTGTTGACCCGGCATTTATGATGACGGCAGGTGCTGGAATTATCGCTTTACTTGGAAAATTTAAAGCTTTTAATTTTTTGAGTAAATTCAATCCGTTCAAATTATTTAGAAAAAATGCTAAAGATGCTACTGATGGCGTTGGCAAAGATGCTGGCCAATCAAAAGGTATCATCGAGCAAATTTTTTCAGGTATCGGAACAGTAATTGAAAAAGCTGGAACAGGTATCAGCACCGCTGCTCAAGGTATCGGTAAAGGTATTCAATCAGCATTAGCTGGTGTCCCAGCAGTTGTTACATCTCTAGGTACTGCTATTACAACAATACTAACAGGTTTAGGAACTGCAATCAGCACAGTAGCAACTGGTATCGGTTCAGGATTGGCCATTGCATTTCAAGGTTTAGGTGCAGCTATTGCTATTGTTCCCCCAACTACCTGGCTTGCGCTTGGTGCAGCTATTATCATGGTTGGGATTGCATTTGCTATCGCAGGGTCTCAAGCTGAGGGAATTAGTCAGATTTTCCAAACTGTTGGAAATGTAATTGTTCAAGTGTTGCAACAAATAACAACCAGTTTATCAATTTTAATACCAATCGTTGCAAATGCATTGACTCAACTTGTTCCGGTTGTTGCTGGTGCAATAGCCACGATAATTACTGCCATAGCCGGAGGCATCGGGATAATTGTTACCGCAGTTGCCGGTGGTATCGCCCAAATAATTGTTGCCATCGCCACTGGATGGTCAATGATTATTAGTGCAGTTGCTGGAGGCATTGCAAGTGTTATCGGTGCATTTAGTGGATTAATTAGTGCCATAGCTGGATTAGTAAGTGCCTTTGGAAATGCGTTTAGAGCGATGGGGCAAGGTGTACAAGCTGCACTTGATGGAGTAAGTGGAATAATCAGGGCATTTGGTTCTGTAATTTCAAGCGTCTTTGATGGGGCATCTCAAGTTATCACATCGTTTGGAAATGCGGTTAAGGGTGTATTAGATGGCATCTCAGGTATTATCACATCTGTTGGTAATGCGGCTCGTAATGCTGGTGAGGGATTTAAAGCACTTGCCCAAGGTGTTGTAATGATCACTAATACAAGGTTAGGTGACATGGCTGCATCACTTGGCGCGGTTGCAGTAGGTGTTGGGAAAATAGCATCTAGTGGTGCTGGTCTTTCAACTGTTGGTTCGGCAATGAGTCAAGTTGCATCAGGATTGAGCTTGATGTCAAGCAGTGCATCAGGTGCGGTTGCTGGAATGACAAGCATATCAACAACAATTTTGACGCTTAAAACAAGTCTAGCAAGCTTACCAGCAACATTAACTAGTGCAGCTAGTGGATTTGCATCATTTAGTGCTCAGGCAGTTGCAGGGGTGGCTGGATTATCAGCAGTTAATGCACCAACTGCAATGCTTAAATCTCAAGTAATGACAATTACACCAGCATTAATGTCAGCAACTGCTGGATTTGCTATGTTTGGTGCAAGAGTTGCAATGATTGGTGGTCAATTAAATATGATTGCATCACTATTTGCAAGAGTTGGCTCAATGGCTGCAATGTCATCAGCTCAAATCACTCAGATTTCAACTGCTTGTCAAAATGTTGCTAGTGCATTCACATCAATGCAGGGCAGAGTCCAATCAGCTATGCAGTCTATTTTAAGCACTGTTAAATCAGTTGGATCACAAATGCAATCACAGGGTACACAAATTGGACGTAATACTGCAAATAATATTGCTAATGGTATTAGAGCTGGTATTGGATCAGCATCTGGGGCAATGCATTCATTGATAGCAGCAGTTAGATCAGCTGGTATAAGTGGAGTTGGTGCTATGCGTGGCATAGGTGCTATGATTGGTCAAGGTTTAGCGTCTGGTATGATGTCGGCCTTGGGTGCGGTAACTGCAGCAGCAAATGCTCTTGTTGCCCAAGCAGAACGTGCAGCAAGAGCTAAAGCTATGATCCACTCACCATCTAGGTTGTTTAGAGATAATGTTGGTCGCTGGATTCCTAGAGGTATGGCAGTTGGTATTGAAAAAAATACTAAGTATGTTGATAAATCGCTTGATGATATGTATGCAAGAGTAGAAGCTTTTAATTACAAAGCTGAGGATGTCATTGGATTTGGTAATACTAAATTTACCAAGGTTGTCAAAATCAAAACTGATCTTGAACAAGCTGTTAAAACAAAAGTTGAGATTACTAAACATAAATCAGATGAACTGATGAGCAAGGCACTTGATGTTGCTAAGAAAGCAACAGAACAACCTGTGCATATTGATGTAAGTGGTGAAACAATTGCTACTGCATCAAAAAAAGAGACTTATAAAGTCCAAAAAGAAATGAAAGAGAATATAGATAGAATTGAGGGGCTATTTGATGAGTGAGTTAACAGTTAAATTTAATAGCATTGATTTGTCGAAACTGTTTAGGGTTATTGATATTGATAGAGCTGACCAGAATGAGATTGTTCTCACTGTAAAAATGAGGACATCAGATAGTCGCAGTATGCAACAAAACAAGCGAGAACTTCGCAAAATTTTGATGACAGATAGCTATTGTGAGCTCATCTTTAGTGATGAGCCTGAGCTATTCTATTATGCAAAAGTTGTTAGTCCATTTGATGAGTCTAATGGGATTTCTTGGTTTCAAGAGGTTACGATTAAATTTAAAACACTTGATGGCTATGCTTATAGCACAAGTTATGAGTATATACCAGATGACAAGATAACATCTGCTAACAATGTCATAACAATTGATTTTGATAATCAAGGTACTGCCACAGCTCTACCTATTATTGAGATGTTAAATACTGCAGAGAATGGATTTGTAGGGATTGCAAGAAATAATAGTAGTCTTGAAATTGGAAATGTTGAAGAGGTTGATACAGAACCGGTTCAGAAATCTGAAATAATGCATAACTTTCAGCAGTGGAAAACAAAAGAAATGTTAGAGGCAGGTGTACAAGGTGCAGGTGTTGCAAATGATAAATCACAATCACTGACGGGCGAAATTGGACTTATCAAAAGACCTATTGGTGGAGGCGGACTCGTAGATTGGTTATTTTTAACAAATCCTGGAGATACAAAAGGTCAGGTATTAAGCGGGCAGTCACTAACATTAAGTGCAAAAGCTGACTCAAATGGTGAGGTAGGAACACTTTATGATTTCATTTATTGGAGGCAATTATTTCATACGTCAGCATTAACTCAGCAGTCAGCAATTAAGGTCTGTGTGTCAGATGCATCAGGAAATTTTTTATATGGATGCGAAACCATAAAAAGAACCAACTCAAATATGGCAGAATTTAATTGTATGATAGGCAACCCAAATAATCCTTTAGGTTATGATTTTGTTAAACGCTCAACTTTTCAGGCAAATCATATCTTGAGCCAAAATCCATTTATGAATACAAATGGTAATATGTCGATGTCTAGAAATAATGATGTCATTACATTTTTTGACAGAGGTTATCACAAAAGGCAGTCTGATTATTTAAAAGGGAAAAAGAGTGCAAAAGTACATATTTTCTTACTTAAATATGCTGGTAAAAATCAGGTTGCTGACATGTGTGTTGGAAATTTCTACTGGCAAAAGCATCATGTTCCTGGTATCTATGACATTCCTAATAGATATCCCATTTATACTCAAACTATCTTTAACAACGAAATAGGCAAAGTTACCGTCAATGGGATGCCTGAGCAAACTGTATTAGGTTCAGAATATATTAAATTGCCACCAGGTAAATCAACAATAAAGATATATTTTTCTAGCTTTATAGCATCATTGCCATCAATAAAAGTCAAGTATAGAAAGAGGTTTGGGTAGTGCAGATTACATTTTATGACAAAAATATGTTTGAAACTGCGGTTGCAGACAATGCATTGTTAAATGCTATTAAAATAAAAAAAGCATCCCTAACCTCATTATTTGAGGAGGCAACTCACCAAGTTGAATTTGAATTTTCAAAAGAGTTTGGTGAGTGGTGGGGTATCAGGGAAAATGGCTATCTAGCTTTTAAATTTAGAGGAAGATTTTTTAGATTTTCGATTGTTAAGTTCAAAGAGAACGCTAAAAATAAGACAATTGAAATTGTTGGTGACTATTTTAACTTGGAGATGTTAAATGAAAATTGCTCTACTTATGAGAAACAACCAGCTAGAACAATTGTGCAACACTTTACCGCAATGGAGATTTTGCCTTATGCCAATTTTGAAATTGGAGTAAATGAACTGGCAAGTAATACAAGAACTTTGACATATACAGGTGATGAGGTCAAATATAAAAGGCTCATATCGATCATTAATAACTTTGGTGGCGAATGTGAGTTTGAAATTAGGCAGAAAGCAAATGGTCAATTTGACAAGCTTGTGCTCAATATTTATAGAGCAAATGATGGTATTAATTACCAAGGTGTTGGACGAAATAGACGAGATTTTGAAATAACTATTGACAATTCAAATGATGTTAGCCGAACAGTTGACTCAACAGCAATCAAGACATCAATAGAGCCTATTGGAAGGGATGGTTTAAGAATTGGTAATAGAGGTACAATTTGGAAGAATAGTGAAGGGCAAGTTGAATTTTATCAAAAAAATAATAGAATTTATGCCCCACTGGCTGCCGAAGAAATGCCAAGGGTTTTAGAGTCTGATAAGTTTTTACTTTGGAAATTACAAGTTGATACTGATACTATACCAAAACTAGAAGCCGAGGGGCTAAAATGGCTCAGAAATGTTTGTTATGCAAAAGAAATCATTGAAGTCTCAGGCTCATTTGATGTAGAAGTTGGCGATACAGTCATACTTAATCACAAAGGTATAGGAAGATACGGCATATTGGGTTCACTTAGAGTTATGAAAGTTACTTGGGATTTACTAACAGAAACAAGCGAAGTAACATTTGCTAACTTTAAACGTTTAGCATCTAAGATTTCTGCTCAGGGTCTAGCTTTGCAAAATAGCATCGAAAGTCCAGCGAGCTATGATATTACATTTAACACAACAGCTGGAACTGTGTTTAAAAATAATACAGGCTCATCAAATGTATCGTTTAATTTCAGCAAAAATGGAGCACAGACGGCCGTTTTAGGTCAAAGATGGTATAAAGGAACCCAACTGTTATCAAATGGCTTAGAAGTGATGATAAAGCCTGATATGCTTACTGATGGAAAACTCAATTTGAGGCTTGAGGTTGATGTCACAGATACTATTACATTTAGCAAAGAGTTAACTTTTATCAATGTAAATGATGGTGTTAATGGCTCTGACGGTCGTGGTATCACATCGACAGAAGATTATTACATGGTTTCAGCTAACAAGACGGATATCACATCTGCAACATCTGGATGGATTAAAGATATACCTCAAATTGCAACTCCTGCAAATAAATATCATTGGCACTATCATGTTGATGTTTATACAGATGGAACAAGAAAAGAAACAGTACCAGCAATTATTGGTATTTATGGTTCAAAGGGTTCTGATGGTGCTACATCATGGACAGCGTGGGCCAATTCGAAAGATGGAAAAGTTGACTTTAGCATTACTGAAGCTGAAAATAGAAGATTTATTGGTACTTATACTGGATTAACGCAATCAACAAATTATCTTGACTACAAGTGGATTGATATGTCTGCTAATGTTGTCATTGGTACTCAAAATTTACTTGATGGTACAAAATCATTTTCTGGAAGTTGGTTTACCGAAGGTACAATATTTGAGACTACAAAAATCAGCGAATATCCATTTGAATTTAAAAAATGGGTAAGCGGTAATAAGGTGTCACCTTTAATCGAATATGATGTCAAAAAAGATCAAGAGTATACGTTTACTGCATACATTTCTAGAGAACAAGCAGGAAATCTATATTTCTACTTGTATGATCTTTGGAATCATCATATTACAAGCACAACTCCTCGTGAAACTATTATTAAAGACGTCACTCAAACCATTAGACGATTTAAAATAACATTTATTCCAACTCGAGACGGTAAAATAAAACCACGCTTTGCCATGCTTGCCAGTGATGCAGGTTGGTTTATGACTGGTGGATATATGCTCGTCAAAGGTAATAAATCTGGAGATTGGCAAGAGTCCGAAGCTGATAGAATAAACAATCTCGACACAAAAGCTGATCAAGAATTAACACAAGCACAAATTCTAGCACTCGAAGAAAGAACCGCTATAGCAAGAGAAAATGCAATTGCTGAGGCTATGCAGAATACACTCAGCGAAGTTGAAACTAAGTGGAAGCTTTGGTATGACTTAAATACGATAGACGAAAAGAAAAAAGTTGCAAACGACATCGCTCAATTGTTTGATCGTACAGCTGAGTTTAAACAACTATTAGGTGAGGCAAGTGCAAGATTTAGCTTTATCAACAATGAAACGTTGATTGGTGAAGAGGGTGTTGCTATCGGTGACAAAGGTGGGAAAGCAAAGTTATTTCTATCAAACGACAGCATTTCATTTGTGACAAATGGTGTTGCTCAAATGACACTGACAGGTGATACCTTGACGATAAAAAATGGACTGTTTACAGAGCGTATACAAATTGGAAATTTTGTTGAAGAAGTCTATGACAGAAATCCATTATTTAATGTTATCAGAGCAATTAGAAATAGTTAGGAGGTGAGATATGGGAACTGCTACATATAGTAGATCGTGGGGGAATAACCTAACGCTTGAAATATTGTCTGCTTGGAATAAGCCAAATATCGCAAGCAATACAAGCACAGTCAATGTACAAGTTTTTTTAAAAATGTCTAGTTATGGCTATATTTCAATAGGTGAAACTAAACCTTTAAAAATAACAGTTGATGGTAGAGCTGAGACCGTCAATGTTAATCCGTCGATAAATTATGGACAGAGAAAACTATTATTTGCTAAAGATTACATTGTTAACCATAATTCAGATGGAAATAAACCACTATTCAATATTTCAGCATATTATCCAATAAACTTTAGCAATTATGGTGAAGCGACTGCAAATCAGTCTATCTCGCTACCTAAAATTAATAGACTTAGTGTATCAAGTGCTATTAGTGGTGTGCTAGGTAATGCAGTAACTATCACAATCAATAGATATTCAACGTCATTTACTCACAATTTGAAATATGATTTTAAGGGTAGTACAGGTACTATCGCAACTGGCGTTGGTACTAGCTATTTGTGGACTATACCGCCAACGTTTGCTAATTTACTGCCTAATGAATTAACTGGTACAGGTAATCTGATTGTTGAGACGATGGATGGATCAGCAAAGATTGGTGAGACAAAATATACTTTATCAATAACAATACCTAATACAGCTACTTATAAGCCAAAATTGTCAAGTATCACTCTATCTGATACAAATACTTTAACTAGTAGCATTGTTAGTGGAAACAATTTTGTTAGGATTATAAGTAAAGTTAAAGTTGATTTTGGCTCAGCTATTGGAAACAACGGTTCAACAATAACAAGTTATAATGCTGAAATTGTCGGGAAAAGTAACTCAATTATCGGTAATGGTAGCGTATTTGATAAATTGGACTTTTTTGGTTCAGCAACAATCAGAGCAACGGTAACTGATAGCAGAGGTCTAACATCAGAACCAGTTGACACAAAAATTAATGTCATTGATTATTTTTTACCAATTGTTACAAGTGCAAAAGTAGTCAGGTCTCAGCAAAATCCTGACATTTTACAAGTCTTGCCATTTGTTAAGATTGCACCAATTATAGTTGGTGGAATACAAAAAAACCAACTCAAAATGTCGGTATCTGTTGCGCCATACAATACTGGTATCTATGCAGTTGATAGTGGCGCAGCTACAAATACCTGGTCAACAATTTCCCAAATGTCAGGCGCCCCTTTAAATCTTGGCGGCACTTATGACAAATCAAAATCTTGGCTTGTTAAAGTATCTGTCAGTGATAGTTTAATGTCAGCAATCCCTATTACTCAAACGATTTCTAGTGAGTTTGTACTTGTAACTAAAGCACCTTCTGGTGTTGCATTTGGGAAAATTTGGGAACATGGCATTATTGATGCCAAAGGCGATGTTTATGTTGACGGTACTATTTATTGTGGCGATAAGCCAATCCAACAAAAACAACTTGCTCTTAACAATGGTGGTTCTTTTAGACATGATGACACTGACCTAAATAGCTTGCAAGACACAGGTTTTTATTGTGTATTTAGAGGTGCTAATAGACCTGTAGGGGCAGGTCCTGGGTACGTAACAGTTGTAAGACACCAGACGGCAAACTATGCTTATCAACAATTTTACGACCGTACAAATAAAACTATATTTACGCGGTTGCTGGAAAACGGTGCTTGGAGCACATGGAGTGAGTACGCTAAAAAAGATAGCTTGCCTACAACGATAGACTCAGGCTGGCAGTCAATCGGCAATGGTTTTAGTTATAGGCAGACAGGCAGTACAGTCACCGTTAAGTACAACTTTGCGACGAATGGCATAGATAAGTTGACGGTTGGCTCTATGCCTACGAATTTGATACCTAGCGACATGATGTTTGCAGTAACGGCTTGGACTATACAACTCAATGTTTTAAATGTTCAAGTGAGCGCAGACGGTCGTATTCTGTGGTTTAATCCGTCAAAATGGACTGTTAACGTAAAAGGTCAAATTCAGTGGACAATTTAAAGGAGGAAAACTATTGGAAATTTTAAACAAATATCCTGTAATGTTAGAAGATAAAAGCATTGCAAAAGTTAATGCAATTGTGGCAGTTGATTTACCTCACGTAAGAGGTAACTTAACTTTTGACTTACCAGTTGACTTTGATAATAAATCTTTTGCAGAAACGCTTGAAAAGTCTGAGCAGATATTTTACGACGAGAAATACAAAGATAAAGCTCAGTCTGAAAAAATGACTGAACTAAGTACATCAACATCAACAGGCACACAAACACTTATCAATCTGATAAGTACGCTTTACGCAAAAGAGGTTTTAAAAGATGAAGATCTTATTGCTATTGGTTAGAATTTTTTTACAGGAAGAAGGGATAGATATGATGATTAAATTATTTGCGATTGACTTATATTATGGACGTATGGCTTGGTCAAGTTTTGTTAAAAAGGGATTTTCAGAGTTTATTAATAACAAAACAAAAGAGCAACTTGCAATTATGTGCGATGAAGAATTACTTGCTGAAATTTTAGCAAGTTAGTGAGGTAGTCGGATGACAGTAGAACAAGCAGAAAGAATCGCTCAATCACAATTTGTGTGGGCTATTCTCTTTATCTTGCTTTTTATGATTGTGGTTGGTTATCTGGTGCGAACGTCTGATAAGCGTGAGAAAAAGCTAATGGATTTCCATGACCAATCAAAATCAGAATCTAACAAACGTGAAGAGTGGCTCAAAGGTCACTTAGATAAAAATACAGAACAGTTACAGGACATTTCTCAGACCATTGGTGTTGTCCAAAAAGAAATGTCTTATATGAGCGACCGCATTGGTCGTCTAGAAAAAGAGGAGAAATAACATGAACGAATTTACAACACAAATCATTACAGCATCAGTACCAATTTTTGGTATCATCGCAGGTATTCTCACGCACGAAGTAAAAAAATTACTTATAAAAAAAGGTGGAGAAAAAGCTGTTAAAATTGCAGAAATTGTCGCTCGTAATGCTGTTGAGGCAGTTGAACAAATATCTGTGGAAGTTGGTATTAAGGGACAAGATAAGCTAACAGAAGCTAAAACCGCTGTTATTGATGGTTTATCGCAATATAATATTAATCTTACACAGACACAACTTGAAACTTTTATCGAAGCTGCGGTTAAACGCATGAATGATGAGTGGAAGAAAGGTCAATAATATGGTAATTAATATTGAGCAAGCTATCGCATGGATGGCATCTAGAAAAGGTAAAGTTACTTACTCGATGGACTATCGAAATGGTCCTTCATCTTACGATTGCTCTAGCTCTGTCTATTTTGCTCTACGCTCAGCAGGCGCATCAGATAATGGCTGGGCAGTAAATACAGAATATGAGCACGATTGGTTGATAAAAAACGGTTATGTTCTTATTGCAGAAAATACTAATTGGAATGCGCAAAGAGGTGATATTTTTATTTGGGGTAAACGTGGGGCTTCGGCTGGAGCTTTTGGACATACTGGTATGTTTGTTGATCCAGACAATATTATTCACTGTAATTATGGTTATAACTCAATTACAGTGAATAACCATGATGAAATCTGGGGATATAATGGTCAACCTTATGTTTACGCTTATCGTTACGCTAGGAAACAGTCAAATGCTAAGGTTGATAATCAATCAGTTGTATCTAAATTTGAAAAAGAGTTAGACGTTAACACACCGCTAAGTAATTCAAATATGCCATATTACGAAGCAACAATTTCAGAAGATTATTACGTTGAGTCCAAGCCTGACGTCAATAGCACTGATAAGGAGTTGCTTGTTGCTGGTACTAGAGTTCGAGTTTACGAAAAAGTAAAAGGCTGGGCAAGGATAGGCGCTCCACAGTCTAATCAGTGGGTAGAAGATGCTTACTTAATTGATGCAACAGATATGTAAACCAACAGAGCGACATAAATGTCGGTAGCAAAAAATTATGGAGGTAAAGCTCCTTTAGATAAGACAAAAACCCTCGCTTTTTGCGGGGTGTTTTTGTCTATCACAACAGACAATTTTAAAATTGTCTGTTTTTAG